GAGGACCGGGTGTGGCTGGACCGGGAAGGCTATCCCCAGATCATCGGCCCCAGCCTGTTCCTCGACGCGGCCGGAAAGCGCATGAAGCTGTCGTCGGCCGAGCTGGCAGACCTGGACCCTGCGACCCTGCTGGAGCCCGACCGGATCAGCTGGATCTGGGTCAGGCGGGGTGAGGCGCCGGCCATGTTGTTGCGGCGCTATCGCCGCCGTGGTTTGGTCGTCGATATGGCATCGGGCGGGACCTCTCCGGTCTGGCGTTTCCAGACGGTCGATTAGAGACCGCTAAAGGCCCTCTGAAGGATCGCTGAAGGCCCCCATATCAGGGTGCACCGGTGCACCCTGATATGGGGTGGTTCAGGACGGCAATCTGCAGACCTCGAACGCCGGGACGCCCCCGGCCCTGATGGTCCGCCCGTGAACCCTGCCACCGAAGATCGCATCCATGCCTCGGCCTCCCTGGCGACTCCGGTCGTCGTGGGGGCTGATGGTGTGCCCAGCCAGCGCATCCAGCTGTTGCCGATGGGCAGGATCGTGCCGCGCGACGGGCGCGGCCCCTGGGTACTGGCCGATGCCGCCCATGCGGCCGAGGTGGTCGCGGCCACCCGCGCCACGGTCGCCCCCCAGGACATGATGATCGACTTCGATCATCAGGCGGTGTTCGCCACGGCCCCCGGCAAGGGCGGGCGGGCCGAGGCGGCCGGCTGGATCGATCCGGCCAGCCTGACGGTAGAGGCCGATGGCATCTGGGGCACCGCCACCTGGACCGCCGATGCCGCCGCCAAACTGGCCAGTCGCGCCTATCGCTATCTGTCGCCCTACTTCGGGTCGGACAAGGCCTCGGGCCGCGTCACCCGCATCTTCAACGTCGGCCTGGTCAACCAGCCGGCCATCCGGGAGATCGCCGCTGCGGCGGCGGTCGAAACATCTGAAGGGAATCCCTCCGCAATGAAAACCATCCTCACGGCCCTCGGGCTGAAGGAAGACGCGACCGAGGCCGATGCCTGCGCCTCGATCGCCGCACTGACGCAGGCCGCCGGCGCGGCCGAGACCCTGGCCGCGACCGCGACCGCCCTGGGCCTGAAGCCCGAGGCCACCGGTGAAGAGGTGACCACGGCCGCCGCTGCCGCCGTCGCCGGCGGGAAGGGTTCGCCCGACCCCAAGAAGTTCGTGCCGATCGAGACCTATGACGCGGCCACGGCCCAGCTGAAGGTCATCAACGAGGAGCGTGCCGCCGCCGCCGTTGATCGCGCCATCGAGGGCGGCAAGATCGCCCCGGCCAACCGCGACTGGGCCCTCGGCTATTTCCTGAAGGACGAGGCTGGCTTTGCCGCCTTCGTCGAGCAGCAGCCCGCCGTCATCCAGCCCGGTCAGGGTAAGGCCACGGCCAAGCCCGCAGCCGACGGCAAGCCCCAGCTGACCGACGAGGACCGCGCGGCCTGCGCCGCCCTGGGTGTCGATGAGGCCGAGTTCCTGAAGACCCGTGAATCGGAGACCGCCCAGTGACCGCCCTGACCGCCCCCCGCAAAATCGCCAAGCTGGCCGCGACCAACCGGTTCGTCGTGCCGGTCACCGCCGGTGTCACCATCCTGCAGTCGGCCCTGGTCATCCTGGATGACGGCTTCGCCCGCGCGGCCCGCGCCGGTCAAGGTGCCGATACCCCGGCCCAGGCCGCCGATGCCTTGACCCATGTCTGCGTCGGGGTCGCCCTCGACACGGTCACGGGCGGGTCCTCGAACGGTGATGTGGAGCTGGACGTCGATCGCGGCTGCTACGGCTTTGCCAACTCCTCGGCCGGTGACCTGATCACCAAGGCCGACATCGGCAAGTCGGCCTTCATCGTCGACGACCAGACCGTCGCCAAGACCAGCGCCTCTTCGACCCGGGCTCGCGCCGGGGTGATCGAGGACGTCACCGACGAGGCCGTCTGGGTCTCGATCGGCAAAGCCAACTTCGCTTAAGGAGCGCCCCGTTGATCATCTCCCAAACCTCGCTGCAGGCGCTCCGGACCGGGTTCAACACCCAGTTCCAGTCGGGCCTTGCGACTGCCGCGCCCGTGTCCGACCCGATGGTCACCACGGTCAACTCCTCGACCAAGGTCGAGACCTATGGCTTCCTCGGTGACCTGCCGATCTTCCGCAAGTGGCTGGGCGAAAAGCGCATCCGCTCGCTGGCGGAGAAGGCCTATGCCCTGGTCAACGAGAACTTCGAGGCCACCCTCGGGATTCACAAGGACAAGATCGAGGACGACAATCTGGGCCTTTACGGTCCGATCGTCTCGGGCTGGGGCAAGGACGCCGGCCAGCTGAAGGACCGCCTGTCCTTCGACGCCCTGCGCGACGGCCATATCCGCGCCTGCTACGACGGCCAGAATTTCTTCGACACCGACCACCCGGTCGACTTCGAAGGCGCGCCGACGACCAATATGTCGGGCGCAGGCGCTGTCGAGCCCTGGTTCCTGCTGGATCTCAGCAAGCCGCTGAAGCCGATCCTGTACCAGAACCGCAAGCCGCCGACCTTCGCCATGGTCACCGATCCGCAGGACAGCCACGTCTTCAAGACGGGCGAGTATCTGATGGGGGGAGAGGCGCGCGGCGCCGCCGGCTACACCCTGTGGCAGCTGGCCCACCGCTCGACCGCCGCTCTGGATGCGGCCAGCTATGTCGCGGCCTACAACGCCATGGCGGCCCTCAAGAACGATGAGGGCGAGCCGCTGGAGATCCGGCCCACCCACATCGTGGTCGGCGCCTCCAACCGGGCTGCGGCCAAGACGCTGTTCGAGGCCCAGAACAAAGATGGCGGCGCGTCCAACATCTACTTCAAGGACGTGGCGATCATCGACGCCCCGCGCCTCGCCTGATGGCGGCCGCTGCGAGAAAGGCCAGGACGGCCCAGGACGGCCCGAAGAAGGTCGATCCGACCGCCCCGGCCCCGACGCCCACCGACGCCGTGCTGCGGGCCAAGGCCTCGCGCCCGACCTTCCGGCGCGCTGGCCTGGCCTTCGGCGACCGCGACTGGAAGGTGATCCCTTCGGACATCGGCGACGAGGCCCTGCTGGCCCTGTTCGCCGAGCCGGTCCTGACGCTTCAGGCCAAGGGCGCGGACGGATGGCTGACCCTGTCAGCCGAGGCCCGAGCCGAGGCGATCGCTGCGGCTTCGAAGGAAGACGCCAAGGACTGATCGGCGCGGTTAGACCCGACCCTGACCCACCGCGCCGGTCACACCCGGTCCATCTGTTCGGACCGGTTTGCGTAAGCCGGCGGGGCCCCCGCCCCGCCGGTGACGTTCTTAACAGAGAGACCCGTTCCTTTGGCCTATGCCACCCTCCAGGACCTGATCACCCGCTTTTCCGAGCGGCGTCTGATCCAGCTGACGGACCGCTTCGTTCCGCCGGCCGAGGTCATTGACGAGTCGGTGACGGCCGAGGCCCTGCAGCATGCCGGGGATCTGATCGACGGCTATGTGCGGGCCATCTATGCCCTGCCGTTCCAGACGGTGCCGCCGCTGCTGAATGGGCTGGCCTGTGACATCGCCTATTTCCGTCTGTTCCAGGAGCCGACCGAGGAGGCGCGGAAGCGTTATGAGGATGCGCTGCGGACCCTGCGCGACATTTCGGCCGGCAAGATCAAGCTGCCGGTCGCGGACGGGCAGGACGCCCCCTCGCGCCCCGATGTGATCCGCGCGACGGCCCAGACGCGCCTGTTCAGCCGCGACACCCTGACGGGGCTGTGATGGCGGGCCTGTCGGACAAGGTCGAGCTGGACCGCGAGGACATCCGCCGGCTGGATCAGCTGGGAGACCGGCTGGGTGACACCAGGCCCCTGATGGCGGCCATCGGCGGCTTTGTGCGGGATGTTGCCCGGGGCCGGTTCCGTGAGCAGAAGGGGCCGGACGGCAAGCCCTGGACAAAGTCGCTCCGGGCCCAGTTGGTCGGCGGTACCACCCTGGTCGACCGGGGCCTGCTGCGCGATTCCTACATCGACCGGACGACGGCCACAGAGGCCGTGGTCGGCACGGCGGATATCCGGGCCCGCATCCATCACTTCGGCGGCGTGATCCGCTCCAGGTCCGGCGGCAAGCTGGCCTTTGGTCTGGCCGATGGTGGCTTTGCCGTGGTCAGCCAGGTGACAATGCCCGCCCGCCCGGCCCTGGGGGTCAACGACGCGGACCGCGTCGAGATCCGAGCCCTGGTCGCGG